AGGGAGTAGGCGTCTAAAAAGCGCGCGAGAGTTCAAATCTCTCCTTCCGCGCCAAAGTACCGATTTTAGCTGTTTTAAAGCTAAAATCGGTACTTTTTTATGATTTTCACCCTATTTTCTGCGTATTTTCAAAAAGCAAAAAATAACGTTATGACACGCTCTGTAACATAAAATTATTTCCCGTATGCTACATTGTATGCTACAAATTCAGCGCAATGCGAGGGGACTCCCCTATTTTTGCTACATGGACTTTATTTTCCGAAGCATAGAATCATAGACTTTTCGGTTCACAAGCGATAGTGTGTCCATAAGTTCATCAACAACCGCCCAAGCCCTTGCCGGATCTTTCCCGGCTACCGCAAGTAAAAACTCACTGTCCCCGTACTCGCCCACGGTAGCCGGTTCTGCGGTCACAGGGGCGGGAGCGCCGGAGTAGCAACCCACATACCTACCGCCGTCGCCCCGTTCCTCCTCCTGCATCTTGTCGCGTATCACATAAAGATCTGCCAGTTTGGCATAATTGGGATAGCTGGATTCCTCATATTCCAGCCGCGCTATCTCCTTGCGGATCTCGGCTTTATCCAGCATATCGCGCCTCCTTATGCCCGCTCGATCTGCTCCATGCAGCGGCGGATCGCTTCGCGGGTCTTATCGTCGTCCGCATCGCGCATCATATCGTCCAGCTGCGCGCGCATATGATCGCGGGCGTCTGTGCGGCTGTAGCGGCCCATTGCGTCGCGGCGGCGGCCACGGTAAGAGCTGCCCCGTCCATATGTACCGCGCATATCCGCCTCCCACTCGCCATCGCGGGAATAGCCGCCGTCTTCAGCCATCTCGATCTTGTATGTATTCTTGATGGAGCTCGTCAGCTTCTGGATCGCGTCCAGATCGCCCGCAGACATTTCGCGCTTGTCGGCGATTTCGTCAAGCTCTTTGCAGAGCATTTCACGCAGGTTTCTCAAATCGTACATATTGCATCCTCCTTTCACGATACGCGCTCGATGATCATATTGCTATTTGCGAAATTGATCGCCTGGGCGCTGGTGTTCTTCGCCGCTACAGTCAGGCAGCAGCCGCGCGGGACTTCCACGAATGTGGAAACAAAGATGTTAAAATAGTTTTCAACAGCCGCAGGGGTTACGGTCGCTGTGGCGCTGCTCAGAGGTTCGCCGTTGATTGCAAGCGCAGCGGTAATGGCACCTACTGTTCCGCCTGTAGGGATGGCGATATTCGCGCCAAAGGATACGCGGAACTTCGCCTTGCATTGCTGCGTAAGCCCGCGCAACGTAACAAGCCCGCTTCCTTCTCGATGTACGATGCACGGCTTTCCGCAAGCCGCCGTGGAGATAAGCGGGACGTTCTGCCCAGCGGCGACAGTTTGAATCCCGGATGATGTAAATTCAGCCATAAAATCATTCCTTTCATAAAAATACAGCGGCAGGGCGATTGCCCCGCCGCGTTGTTGTCAGTATCGGCACGGGGCCGACCATTTTCGTGAGGTCACGAAAAAGCTATGCTATGCAGTTGTCAGCAGCCGCACCCCTGATTGCAGCCACAGCCGCCATAGCCGCTACCAGCCCACGGGTTACAGGTAATGTAAGCGGGGGAAGGGCACGGACGCAGCTGCGAAATGAGGTAGTTGTTCTGCGCGGCCTGAGATGCCGCCAGCTTCAGATTCTGATTCTCGGTCTGGAGGTCGGACAGCTTGCTTTGCGTCAGGAAGTCGAGGATGGCGCGGCTGTTCTGGTTGTTCGCGTCAATGATGTCGCGCGTGGCGTTCTGCACGGTGTTGCGCGTGTCACACGCCTGCGTCGCCATGTCGTAGCGCACCTGGGCGATAGCTGCACGGTTTTCGCAGCAGCAATCTGCGGCCTGCATCTGCATGGCGTTGAGCTGCTGCATGAGAGCTGCCTGCTGGTTGCAGCGGGAAAGCTCGGCATTCTGGAAACCGCTGTTCATGTTCTGATTGACGCCCGCAAAGCCGTTCAGCAGCGTAGTGTTCATGGCGTAGAAGCCATCGCAGATGCCCTGCTGCGTAATGTCGCTTTTACGTTCGATCGTCGATGCTGCGCTGTCGATCTGGCGCTGAAGAGTGGCAAAATCACTTGCAAGGACGTAATTGTCAGCAGCACCGCTGTTGCCGTTGTTTCCCCAGCCGCAGAAAACAAACAGGAAAAGAATGATGATCCACCACGCGCCATCGCCGCCGAAGCCGCCAAAGCCGCTGTTCATCATGCCGGTTGGCGCAACAGGCATAGTGGCCTGAACGCCGCCGTCAGAAAGAGACATAGTATCACTCCTTTGAAAAATTTTTATTCATCAAATCGTGGCCACGATGTTGATTTATGTTGATGATTACTGCATCAGGCTTTGAAACTGCTTCGCCATCTGCTGTAGCTGATTGAGCTGCTGCTGGTTTAGCTTACCACTCTGCAAGAGCTTTTCGACCTCGGCTTTGGGGTCGCCCTTGAAATTTGCTTTGAACTGGTTGAACTGCTGCACCATCTGTGCAAAATTGCCCATCGGCATCTGCCCGCCGCCCAGCGCGGCCATAAACGGATTACTCATCGTCTTCGTCCTCCTCGGCCTTGCGTTTCTTTTTGCCCTTTATTTCGCCCACAAGAGCCGCCAGCGCGTCAAACTCTTTACGGGTGACAAATTCCATGCCCTTTCCCTGCGGAGATGTACGGGGCGTCTCTGCGCGCTCTACAAGGTCGTAAATCTTGAGCGTCGGCTTCCCGCTTGCATCCGCCTGCTTGAGATACACAGTCGGCGCGGTAGAATCCCACAGCGCCACAGCGGAGTTGGGCGCGATGAGATAACCCCTTGCCTCCTGCTCGCCGTTTACCCACTGCACACCGCTCTGCGCGATGGGGTTCTGTTGCACTGGCTGCGACATAGGCTGCTGCATGGGCTGCATCTGTGGCTGCTGCATCTGCCGCATCTGCATGAGGTTATCCGGCATCGGCTGCGGATAATAGGGATTGAAATAGGGATATGCCATGTTCATTCCTCCGTTTCTTTTACCCAGTAATAAAGCGGGATTTCGTTCTCGCTATTCCAGCTGTCATAGATCGTCCCATCCTGCACGCACACTACATGCCCAGAGAGGGCGAGAATATACGTCCCGCGCGGGTGCTCATCGGCAAACCTGCCGACCGTGTAGCAGTCCGGGCAGGTGTTCGGCATCACGTTCCGGGTAAAACCATGCTGCCGTAGGTATGCACCCCATACACTGTTTGCGCTCGGCAGATCTCCCATGATGAGTCCTTGCAGGCACAATCCGATATACACCTCGTCCCAGCTCTTCCCGGTCGCCTTTGCGATGGCCCGGACGGTGCAGTCCCCGACCTTCTGCCCGGCGGGGTTTGGATTAAAATAAGAAAAGCCCATACCGAACACTCCTTTGTGTGTCCAGTATGGGCCTTTTTGCGGCTTCTTGTGCCTCAGTTGTGTATCAATTTGGTTCAAAATTTAAGCCCGCGGTTATTCCACGGGCTTAGTTTTTGTTATCGTTCGTTTACAGCCAGAATCTCCGCCGCCATCGCGGCCACATACGGCGGGCATCCACGCCGTCCGCCGCACCAGTCCTGCACGGTGCGCAGCGGGATTCCAAAATACTGCGCAAATCCGGTCTGCGTCAGGCCGTATTTTTTGATCACATCCGGGATCGTGCAGTGCGCGCCGTCCCAGATCCCGCCGAGCAGCGCCAGCCGCTCCGCCAGAATCTCTTCGTCTTCGGCATCGCCCCAGACGCTGGACAGCGCCATATCGGAGATGTAGGAGTCGCGGTCGGTGTATGCACCGGTTTCGGCGTAGAGGGCGGAGCGGATAAAGGGTGTGAGTTTCATTTTTCGATCCTCCTATACTGATGAATTTTGCTGCATGAGCGCGTCCCAGCTGGCCCAGAGTTCGCGGTTGCAAGGTTCGCCGTGCAGCGAATCGAGAATATCAGCAACTTCTGCCGGGCTTTGATAGTACAGGACGCACGTTTCGCCGGTCTGCGTGCGCTGAAATTGCAGCTTTTTCGGCCCTGCCGAAAAATGCGAGGATATTTGCGTTAAAAGCTCAGGCTGCCCGTAAACCCGCAGCCGTGGCGTCCTGGTGGGCTTGCCACGTACCTTGTGCGGCCAGAGATCAAGGCAAGCTTGCAGCTCCACCACACCGCGGCAAAATCCCTGCCAATCCGTCACGTCGGCGAGGGACGGGAGAAGATGCACCTTCGCGGATTTCACAACCCAAAAGTCTTTCTTCCCGTCTGCACGGTGCTGGAGGTATGGCGCAGTAGGGAAAAGCTCGGCAACCGCGTTGATGTACCACCGATCAACACAGCGGACAAGGAACTTGCCGCAGGTATCAACGCCGAGCAGCATGAGGATCGCTTGCTGATAGCCGTTCAATCGTCCTCTTCCCCCAAATCTGCACGAAGTTCATCGGCCCATGCTTCTATTTCCGCCCGGCAGTGGGCCGCGTACTCCTCATACGTTTCGAAGTCCCCGATAATGTATCGGATATTGGTAAGCCTGTAGATTTCGAATGTATGGATATCCGCAAAACGGTCCGCGATCTTATGCCCTTGTAAGTTCTTATCGTAAGGTTCGTCTCCTACTGGAGCCATAACCTTCGCCAGAATTTCCGTTTGTTCCTCATACCATGCGTTGCGCTCTTCCTGCGTCGAAAACCGCATCGGTTCCTGTGCGCGGCCTGCGTCGCGCCCGGCCTCCATGATTCTAGTGATTTCCTCTACGTTCGTCATCTGTAGTTCCCTCCGTTTCAAATTCTATCGCCGTAAACCTGCACACGCTCCCACACGTCTTCGGGGATGTTGTGCTCAACCTTGCCGAAGTACCATGCGGCAAGCATACTGCCGTCGCTGTCGCGGCTTTCCTTGTTCGCAAGCGCCAGAAGACGGTATGCATAATCGGAACGATGGTTGAAAATGATCTGGCCGTTCTCGTCGGTGACTTTGTAAAAGTATTTGTACTGTTTCATTTTTGTTCCCTCCCGGCTTTCGCCTTGCTTTATCTTATGGCTTTATTATACACGCAATGCGTGTAATTGTCAAGAGGAAAATGCAAAAATTTTTAAAAATAAGCGCCGATTTCTCGGCGCTTATCTCAGTTATACAGTTTGCTGGATGTCCGCTGCATCTCCCGCATGATCTCCGGCAGGCGGCGCTGGACCGTGGCGCGGCCCAGGAACAGCTCCGTCGCAACGTCTACCTGGGGAAGCTTATCCACAAAATAGAGCTGCGCGATCTTCTCATTTTCCCGGCCAAGATTGGCCTGATAGATTACGGCCTCCATATCCTTTCTGGTCAGCCTGCCCAGCTCTGGCGGCAGCTTGGCCCGCGCCTGCGGCGACATACGCCCCGCCTCCTTACTTTTCCTTGTGCTTCAGCACGGCAATATTTCCTTTATTGCCGACTTCGAGATCCAGCGCGGCGGCGATATCGCGCACCTTTACGTAGTTCGTACCGTTTTTCAGGATACGCTCAACGGCGACTTCCTTTCCGTCGACGATGATCTTGCTCTTTTCTACCATTTCGGTTTCCTCCTCTGCATTTTTTCCATCTTCGAGGGCCATCACGGTATGGCCCTCGCTTACCAGTACGTCCCCGCGCAGGAGATTCGCGTCCGTCGTCAGATACTTGCTGCCGGTCAGCAGCACAAAATCTCCCGTTGCTGGCCAATCGTGCAGCATACAGTAGGTGGTGCAGCTGTTGCCCTGCCGACGGTAGAGCGCTTCGACCGACGCGCAGCCTGCAGCCACGGCGCAGAGCATCATGAGCGCGGAGCAGTCCGTCTCCACGGGCTTTGCGATCCTGCTCACGTCCCACCCGACGGCTCTGGCGGCCTCATACGCCGTGTTCCTGTTGTCCATGTCGTAGCCGATGTTCCGGTTCTTAATGGCCGCCTCGCACGTCTGCGCGGCCCGCTCGGCCTTTTTGCGGCTCTTGTAGCGCAGGACGCCGAGCCAGCGGCCATTGTACCAGTTGGAGATATTCAGCTCCCGCCCGGTCTGGTTGCCGGGCTGCTGGTTGCGGCCGCCCGTCTCTCCAAGGCTGGCCTGTCCGATCTTGATACTCATGCCCGCTCACTCCCGTACAACTCGTGGTGCAGCTGCAGCACGGCGGCCTCGATCAGCTGATCGATTGTAGATACGTCGAACCGGATTCCGTGTTCGGCCAGAAAATTGATCACATAGGCTTTCTTTTCCTCGCCGTCCGTTGCCGCGTAGAGCTGTTCCGCCGCTTTTACGCCGATCTCTACGTATGTTTTGATGGTTTGCAGTTTGTTGGCATCGATCTTGGTTTTGAGCCACGGGATCAGAAACGCCGAAACGAGCGCGCTGATGAGCGCGATCACTGCCGAGATGATCTGTGTGTAGTCCATAAGTAATTACTCCTTTCGCTATTCGACTGTTTCATTTTTCTTCGCAAAAACCCGCTTGAAGGCAAGCAGGCCAAGCTCTGTGATGGTTGCCCAGCCGGTAAAGCCGAGTACGTCGGACAGGTCGACCGACGCGCCGAGTTCTGGGCTGCGGATGACTGCAATTAGGACGGCGACGGTTTTCAGCGCGCAGGCCCAGACAATTACCGTCGTGATGAGCTGGAGCAGATACAAAACAATGGTTCGCGCCATTTCGCCCTTGCTCCACTTGCCTTTTACCCGCATATCTGCCTCCCAATTTATTGCGCACTGCTATGTCCGCACTGCGCCTCCAGCTGGTGCAGGAATTTTTTCACATCGCCGTTCCCGCCCATTTTTTTATACTTCTCTCCGGCGATCAAGCGCTCTGCCATTGGCATTTCCTCGCTCATGATCGTGAGGCGGAGGATTGCCAGATACTGCTCGTCCTGATGCTCCTGCATTTTCCCGAGCTTTTTATCGATCTCGGCGAGGTGCGTATCCTGCGATGTGGCCTTGCCGCGCTTTTTCTGTACCGCGCTGACGACGGCGTTGACTACCGCCGTCAGCGCGGACGAGCCGAGCACGGCGCAGACGAGGGTGACGATGATGGTTTTGGTGTCCATTTTTCCGTACCTTTCTCTTTTATTTTGCCGGGCTAATTGTCCGCCATTTTGATGTAGGTGGTGGTATCGCTGGAATAGCTGATCGTCGGCAGCGTCGTGCCGCCGAGGGCTGCGTAGAGGGCCGGGTATGCAGTCTGATCGAAGGTTGAGCCATCGCACGCGTGCCACGGGGCGGAGAGCACGCGGACGGTTGTGAGGGTATCGCCGACGCGGTAGTTCGGTTCCGAAAGCTTCCCGAATGCCTCATTTACCATCGGGTTCGCCGGTGCGTCGCCCGCTCGCCAGATCTTTGCGGCGCTCTGTGCCGTCAGCAGGTTTCCTGCTGTGAGCGGCGTTCCGGCCTCAAGTGGCTCGTCCTCCGGGCGAAGCCATTCATACCGCAGAAGGCTTCCCGCCGCGTCATACACCCCGTACCGGACGGCCCCGTTTGCGAGATCGTTTGTGCCGATTCTATCCCGCATGGCTATTCCTCCAGCGCCTTGATGTAAGCATTGCTTCTTGTGTCCGTCCCGATGGTAGGGATTTCTTTTCCCGCCGCGCTATAATCGCAGTACGCCAGCCCATTCGATGATATGTATGCCGCCTCCCCGTCCGGCGATAGTGCAATACTGTCGACGCTGCTCCCCAGTACGTCTCCATATACCGGGCCGGATGCTGGAGCGCTGATTGCAATGATCTTTTCCGCTCGATCAGCACTTTCAGATTCGCTTGCGGTTTCCGAAAGCACCAAAAGCCCGTTTTCGTATTTGCCGTTCGTATAGTTGTCGAGCAAGTAGCTATCGGTTTTGTAGGAAACCACCTTCCCGTTTTCCCACGTTGCACCGTAGTCCGCAGAATACCTGTATACCATATATCCGCTATACATCGTGGTTCCCGTGCCAGAGAAAGCAGCGTTCACCAGTGCAAAAAAAGCAATTATATTTGCGCCACAGTGGTAAGCCGACATTAGGGCGTGATAGGTGTACGTCGACGGCTGGTTGAAGGACGGAGTTAATTCTTCGATGTTTACGCTGCTGACTGCCTCCCACGTCGGATTGATCAGGGTTTTTGCCTTTGAAGTCTTCAGTGTGCCGCTGGTGCTACAGTTCAGTTTGTAAAAGCAGTCCTTTTCTTCGGCGTAAAATACAATTCCGCTGATAAAGCCTGAGATTCCTACTATTTCCTTCGTTGTTTGGTTTACGTAGCTGGCATTTACTTCTCTTCCCGTGTAATTGTTATAGGCTCCGTATTTGCTTCTTACTTTGTAGATATACAGAACGTTTGGTGTAATAAACATCTTCAGTCCAGCGCTTCCAGGCAGGCTGCCGCTTGCATATAGCGTAAATGGCGTATCGAGGCTATGCGTTGTGTACACTCCGTTTGCCTCTGTGGAGTCTCCGGAAAAAACAGCGTAATAAGTGCCGTTTGCATACTGCACATCCGATACCAGCGAGAGTCCGGTCGGCATATCCGCCTGCTGCGTCCACGTCCCCAAATCGGGCGACGTCCAGAACTTTCTGTCGTACAGGCCGACCCATTCCCCATTCAGATACCACATAGCTACAGGCTGAATATTCGATGTCTTCAACGCCCACGGAAGCGGCGCGGCAGAGCTTCTGAGCACAGAAAACAGTTTTGGATACTGCTCCTGTGATACAGTGCGCCCGTCGCACGGGAGCCATGCATCGGAGAGGTCTGTGCGGGCGGTGATAGCGATGTCGCCGACTTTGGCCGTACCCTCCGAAAGCTTGCCAAGCGCGTCGTTCACGGTCGGGTCGTCCGGCTTCTTCGAGCCGGGCCAGATCTTCGCGGCAGTGGTATCGGACAGGAGATTCGCCTTGTTGAGGGGCGTTCCCTCGACGGTAGGCGCATCCTCGCGCTTGAGGTATTCGTAGTGATTGAGCGTGCCGTCGGCGTTATAGACGCCATACCGGATCGCGCCGTTGGCTAAAACCTGTGTTGGCTGCCTATCTTTCATGTGAGTAATCCTCCTGCGGCGCACTCCGCCGCGCCGGTGTGGCGAAAAGATTTTGCAACGTTGACGATTAAGTCTTCGCAGAGTTTCAGGATGCGCTCGATGTTGTTTGCATCGGTGTAGGTTAGGCGGCCCAGCTGCGGCGCGTCCGGCGTTTCGGCAGGATACGCAAGCGCGTCCCGGATGGATTGCACCTGCTTGCGGTATGCCTCGGCCTGTGATGCCGTTATAATGTCCGTTACGGCCCAATCGGTTTTAGCCGTCCACGCGATGCTCTTGCCGCAGATCGAGCTGAGGCGCGCCGCCAGATAGTTCAGGGCGGTTCCCACGCGATTGAGATCAGCGGCGTTGTACGCGCCCTTCATCCCGGTCAGCCATTCCGCCTGCTCGTCTGCCGTCATGGCTGCAAAGCCTTTCGTGGCAAGCGCCTTGACGCGCTCCACGTCCGCCTGCGTCCGGTCGGTGACGAGGGTAACGATGATAGTCTTGGTGTCCATGGTGTCTCCCTTCTGTGTTTATCAGATCGGCACGAAGGCCGCGTCTGTCCAGTCGGCCTTTTTCCCTGCCTCGCCCCTTTTTCCGTCAGATACCGGCAATGCAAGCTCACGTCTCCGTTTTTGCGGTAGGCGTATTTGCAATAATGAGGCTCCATGTTTCCTCCCATATTCTCAAATTTACGCCTGTTCCTGCCAACCAGCCGGATATTCCGCTGGTGAAAATACATTCCCGTCAATCAAGCTGATGTAATGCTTGCCTTCAAACGTCACCTTGTCACCCTTATTGTAGGCATCATGCGCACCCGTAGGTTGCACAAATTCCGGCCATTCATCTAGTGAAACGATCACAAACAGTGCCGGTGTAATATCCGGTGTCCAGTCTGCCTGTGAGGTATGTGCCTGCACCACGCGATATAATACGCCATTGTATTGCAGCCGATCATCGACCGCGTAAGAATGGCCTGTCACCCACTGTGGGAATAACTCTACTGCTTGCAGCGCATCCTCATCAGGTAAGCTAATCGACGCTTTTTCGATATACGGACGCAATGCTCTGGCTCTTTCTATGTAACTCATCACTCTGTCTCCCCAAGTAAAATTTTCGCTGCTGTTTCTGCATCTGTGAGTGGTAGTGCCGCACCCATTTCCTCATAGCTGCCCTCCGGCTCTGTGCCTTTCAGCGTGTAACCAGCGAGATGGAACACCATGTCAGAAAGCACCTGATGCTCAGTTCCTTCTTTATCCGTAATAATCACAGCCATCTTCGCGCAAAATCCCTCGGCCTCGGTTTCCTTACACGGTACATAGCAACCGTTGCTGTGCAATCGGATGAGCACAATGTTGTCTGCATACCCGGCAAATGCACCGTCCTGTTTTACTGCATACATGGTGTCCCTCCAAATTTCTCTTGATAGATTTTCTCTAATCGCTCTGTGTTTGCTGTTCTCAACCGATTTTTCCAGTAGCCGTTTTCCTGCCCCGGCCATTTGTCATCCGTAAAATCTTCACCGCAGCCGTTTTTTTCATACCAGCGATAAAGGCGCTCAAGCATTTCCTGCCGCATCGCGCCCTCTGGTGTATTCTGCCTAAAATGCTCCCATCCGTTTTCGGATGTCGCAGCGCATATCCGCCTGCCATCTGCTGCAAACAGGAACCCTTCAATCTCCGATACCGCAGTTCCATATCGGAGATTAAATTCTCCATCGATGCCATTCCCGCGGAAACGCTTATACACGATATACTCCATGCGCTTTTCCCTCATACGCAAAAGCCGGGTGGGAAGCCGAAGGAAGCGCGCGCGGTGCGGTCTTCGACTGTCCCGTTGGTGTTCACATTCTCGAAACCGTCGGAGCTGCTCGCAAGCGGAGAACGGAGCCACCAACGAGCGGCGGCGCTCGTTCCGTTGTGCTTGTACTTTACCTTGCTGTTTCCAGCGGAATAATAGGCGTACTGCGCTTGCTTACTCGCCTCGTTCGAGTTTGCTCTCGAAATGCTCCCGAAAACCTCAAACTCCGAGAGGAGGAAAAAGTAATCCTTTGTCGCCGTGACCGCACTCGCGGATGTGCTATTATTTCCCGTATTGTCCGTGTACTTGGTAACGGACTTTAGGACTGCACGGAGCGCCGCCGGAATGACTGCGATAATCGTTCCGGAATAGCTCGAGAGGCTTGTCCCGCAAATATTTGTACGCATTTGCGAGCTCGCCCATCCGCCGGAGTTCGTTGCACTACTGTTCATAGAGAAATAGCCGGTTGTCGAAACGGGCGAGGTATAGTAACTGTCGCAGAAACACACGTCCGTACCGCCGGAGAGCGCCGTTTTGCCTAACTGGAAATGAATACGGTTTTCCCCTTCTAGGCTCGCATTATGGTTGAATCCAATGACAAATGCGTATATTGTGTAATTAGATAGTGTAAGATGTCCAACCGTGCCGTTTAGCGTTACCGCCTTTCGGTCGCCAATGCTCCAATAGTTCGCGCCCTGTCCCGCGTCGGATATATCTTTTATTGTTTCCCAAGTATTTTTATTCAGTGTCGGATATACAAAATTAAGCGACACCGCGTAACTGTCCGTGATAGTTACGGCTTTTGTGTCGGACGTTTTCCCGTCCAGTGTCGCAGATACGCTCCATGTTCCGGCTTCCGGTACGGTAAGCGTGCACGTTCCATTGATCGATGTACCGCTCACAGACAGACTTCCTTTTGTAGCAGTAACGGTTGCACCAGATTTCACAGTTACAATGATTTGCAGTTCTGTGCCAGTCTGAATGGCCTGAATGGCTGTCACAAATCCGTCCGGGTAGACCAGCGGGTCAGATGTGCTGCCTTTCTCCCGGATAGCTGACGCAACCTTTGTTAGGTCGGTTGTGTTTGTCAAATATTCAGCCATCAGAAGCTCCCTCCATTCGCGTTTGCGATCTCTACCGCCGCCCACGCACCGGAAACAACCCGCAGAAATTTTCCATTATCAGCGGCGGTGACAGACGGCACTTCGCGAACCTTGACAGCTCCTGTTTTCCCGTTCACGCTCGTCACGGGCGCTTCCGTTAGATAATCCGTGCCAGCCGCGGCCACCTCCCACGCCGTCGGCTTCCCTCTGGCGTCCACCGCCTTGACCTTGATCAGGTCCCCGACGGCCGCACCGGAGGCGAGGATCACATCTTGCTTTCCGTTCCACGCGTCTTTGTTGCTGCGCACGTCGGCGATAGCCTCGTCGATCTGCGCGCCGGTAAACTGGCTGTTGTAAGCCATACGATCACTCCTTCATACACAGAAAATCCTCGCCGTCCGCGGTCTTCAGCGCCTGCGACTCTCCCAGCGGGATAAAGCCGTAGTTGTCGTTCCAGCTGCCGTCCGCGCTTTGCGCGAACAGCGAAATGCGGTATTCCCCATCACCGGAAAGCAGAAAATCGTCGTATACCTCAAAGGTGCGCTGCGTGCCCGCCGGGGTCTGGGAGAAGGACGCGATCAAAGCGCCCTTCCCGCGGCCCCAATCCTCGCCGGACTTCGTCGCGCGGCACTCAAAAGCCGTATAGGCGATGTCCGACGAGAATGTGACGGTGATCGAGTCGAATCCCGAGACTGCCGATATCTTGTTTCCGGTGATGGAGAAGGTCAACTCCGGCGCGGCCATTAGGCTGCGCTCCACGTCCCGGCGGCGTTCTTGACGAAGACCTTCACGATCTTCACGCCGTCGCCGGAGGACGCTGCTTCGAGATCCGCGCCCTTGACGGTGACGTTGATGGCGGTGTTCTTCTTGTAGCCGCCCGCCGTGCCGCTGACGTTGGTGGAGCCGCCCGTCGTCGGGATCTGGGTGCCCGCCGTGTGCAGGCTGCTCGTCGCCGGGACGACGCGGACGGTGTATTCCTCAAAGTCCACATCGCAGACGAAGGAGAACGCCGCTGCGTCGTAGCCCGTGACCTTGGAAATGCGGCTCTTGTCGGGGCCGGTGATGGTCACGGCGGGGATCGAGGTGTTGAGCGTGATGGAGTCGCTGGCCGCAGTCGATTCGTTGCCGACGTCGTCGCGCACCTTTACATAGATCGTCTTCAGGCCGTCGCCGTCCGGGAGCGTAATGGATTTTGTTGCGGCGAACGTCTCCCACGACGCATCTGCTTCCTTTGCCGCCGCCTTTGTGCCCCAGATCTTCATCTGGTAGCCGGTCGTCGCGGCGTCGGTGACTGAGATCTTCGCGGTGACGGTCGCGCTGGTCGCGTACTGCGCGCCGTCGTTCAGGATCAGCGATAGGCCGGCAGGTGCCAGCGTATCAAGTGTCAGATTGAAAAAACTTGCCATCTGGATTTATCCCCTTTCTTCGCTTGTGAGTTCGATGTACAAAAAGCCGCCAGGCCTTTCGTAGATGGTTTCTGTGCCCAAGCGGGCGGATTTGATGCCCATGGAGCCGATGAACAGCTCCAGAATGCGTTTGATTCCAACTGCCAGCATGTTATCCCTCCAACAGATACAGTGTCCGCGCGTCCTTTTTGTCCAGCGCGTCATAGTCCGATTTTGTCAGCACGCGGATCTCGTCGATCTGCGCCGATGCAATGCCTCCGCCGCCGGAGCCGCCGCCAGCACGCACGGAAACGTTAAAGGAAACGTCGATCGGGTCGCGGTTCTTGAGTTCAAATTCAATGCCGCCCATCACAACACCGCCTTTGATAGCGCGTGCGCAACGTCGATCTGCTTGATCTCCGAGCCAATCACGTCACCGCTCTTGAATTTCACGCGCACCTGCATCTGGCAGAGCTTCGGGAGCCGAAAGGTCTCCTGCTGGGTGAGGGGAAACAGAAACTTTCCGTCCTCGTATCCGATCTCTCCCGGATAGCTCTTTTGCAGATAAAGCAGAGAAATTTCCACCTTTTCAACGCTTGCAACGTCCAGAGGCTGCCCTTTATTCTTGATGGTAACACTAAGGTTATACGAATCTCCCTGTACCAAATGCCGCACCTCCGTTCTATGTGCCGATAATCTTGCATTCTGCCGCCGCGATTCCGCTGAGGCGAATGTCCATACTGGTGATCGTTCCGGTGATCTTCGTGCCCCACGGCGTTGTGGTCTGCACGTAATCGCCGGGGGCCTCTTTGTCCATGACGATGCGGACGTTGTGTGTCTGGCGACGCATATAGTAATCATAAATGTGCTGCGCAATGGCGGCTACGTTTTCGCTGTTTACCAACGTCGCATCGCGCACCTCAATGACGTTCGGCTTGGTCTGCGTGGTGGCGTTCGGATTGGCCTTGGACGTGACCGACGTCGTGTGATAGTAGGTCGTACCGCCGACCTCCACACTCTCTCCGCTTCCGGACGTCGAGTAGCTGTGTGCCGTCACGCGGATCTCCGTGACCACAGCCGCCGTTTCCACGCTGCCGCCGGTATATGTCCGGTCAAGTGGGATCGTGGCAGGAGAGGCCGCTGTGAGCCTCCGAACGCGCACGCCACGCGACGCGCTTGTGTCAATGGTCGCACGAAGCGCGAAAACGATCTGTTGCAGCGCTTCTCGTTTCGTGCAGTCCGGGATATAGCCAGTTACGGTCTCGTCTTCCAGCGCAGGGTCGAAGTCCAGCGTGAAGTGCGCGCCGAGAATCGAGGCTATCAGCTCCTTCGCGTTTTTGCTGCTGTAGACCGCCGCCGCAAAAGGCTCATCGTCCAGAATGCCGAGTGCATCCTGGCAGGAGACATCATAGAGCCGGGCGCTCGACCGGGACGAGCTCTTGATGTAAAAGACGCCGATCAGCTTTGCGCCGTCGTATGCGCTGACGGGCTGCTTCTCTTGGAAGATGAAATCGATATCGTCCGAATTGTCAAGCGTGAAATCCAGCGTGTTGATCTCCACATCGTCAGATATCACGCTGATCCCCTCCGTGACGTTGACGCTGCGCAGATCCTCCCGCTCGAATTCCCGGACGATGCCGAAGAAGATCTGTCTGAGTTTCGCGTACCGGTACGGCAGGCTCGTCTTTTTCAGCTCGATCACGAGTTTGTTGTATCCGGAGACAGGCTTTGCGCAGAAATACTTCTGGCCGTCCGGCGTGAAGTCCTGCGTCGCGACGGTTGTCTCGCCGTTGTACCACGTCATGGTCAGGGCGCTGCAATAATCGCCGATACCGCCGTCGAAGTATAGGAAGATGCCGGAGCTTGCGAACGTGCCGTCCAGCGTGATGGTCAGCGTCGGGTTTGCGTCGAAGGTGCAGTCTGCTTTGCTCGGCTCGGCAGACCAGAAGGCCGCCCGCTCGGTCGTGAGGATCGGGCGGGAGCCGTCCAGCACCCACTGGTTCAGCTCGTTTGTTGCGACGATCACCGACTCTGTGCCATACGGCAGTTCCGGAAGGTCGGAGAAGGGCTGCGCAGCGGTGCTTGCAATGCTTGCCGCCGCTGCTGCGCCTACCGCTACGTCCTCATAGATCACGCGTACACTCATACCGGCGTCCTCTTGGGCTTCATGGCGACAAAATTGATCGTCAGATTGCCCCAATCATTGCGCCCGTCGTAGCTCCCGGTAAGCTCGTCGTCGCCGTTTGCCACGTAAGCGTCAAAGGTCACGGTTCCCTGCGCGTATGGGACGGTCAGGACGTGGCTGTTGACGGGCGCGGAAATGCTCTCATAAAAATCGTCGTATTCCTCCGGATCTGAGGATACAGGGTCGATTTCCAACCTGTAATTGTAATACGTTCCGATGATATCGCGGGTCATCGCGCCGGTCATAACGCGCCCAGCGTTGTCGCCGTCGAGGACGGAGAACGACCGCTTGCAGCTCACGACGTGAAGATTGAAATACGCCTTGCCGTCAAGGCTCAGTGCGCTTCTCATGTCTTCACCCCCGCAAGCTTCACGCCGACGCGCTGCGTCTCTTCGTTGTTCAGCTGATAGATCGTGCGGCCAAGTTCACGCCGGTCAAGCTGGAAGATAACCGTCATCTGTCTGCTTCCCGCTACGCCGGTCTCGGTCATGGCCTGTTTGAATGCCTGCACCATCGTGGAAAGCGGCGTCTCGATGTTCGTCCCGCTCTTCTGGTCGCCGAGGACGGCCATGAATTCCCGGTTCGGCGGGATGACCGCGCCGGAGGCTAGGCGGGGGAGTTGGACATTTCCCCAGCTTACATTTCCAATGTCTACGCCCGGAACCTTGTTCAGCAGCCTAATCGCCCCGTTCACAAGGCCGCCCAAACCGCCAAGCGCGCGATTGATCCCACTCTCGATTTCGGCAATCAGGCCGTTCATGGCGTTTTTCGCAAGATTGGCCCACCATTCGCCTGTGAATACAGGCGCAATGTTCTTCTTCCAGAAATCTTTGATTTTGCCCCAGCAATCTTTTACCTTGCTGACAATAAAATCCCAGTTCGGCGCAATAGCCGCAGCCAGGCTTACGCCGCCCGCTGCGAGAAGTCCAAGCCCGAGCGGAATTCCTGCACCTGTGAACAGGAGAACCGCGCCAAGCGCAAGGAGCGCGCCGCCAACGATTGCAGTAATTTTGCCAAGCGGCCCTTTCATTTTTTCCTGAATCGTATTCCAGTTGACAGCCGCCGTTGCTGCAAGTCCGATTGCGCCCGCAGCCATCAGCCCGATTCCAAGCGGAAGGCTTGCGCCTGTAAATGCAAGGATCGCACCGACCGCAAGCAGCGCCGCACTGACAATCGCGGTGATCTTCCCTATCGGCCCTTGCAGTTTTGTTTTGATCGTATCCCAGTTGATAGTTGCTGTTGCTGCAAGCCCTGCCGCTCCTGCAACCATCAGCCCGATACCGAGCGGCAGATTCGCACCGCTGAATGCGAGAATTGCGCCAAGCGCAAGCAATGCCGCACCCACAATCGCTACAATATTTCCGACAGGGCCCCGCAGGGCCGCCGTGATCGTGTCCCAGTTAACAGCCGCTACCGCAGCGAGACCGACCGCCCCGGCCGCCATCAGCCCAATGCCGATAGGAATGTTTGCGCCGCTGAACGCTAAGATCGCGCCGACAACAAGCAGCGCCCCGCTTACGATTGCCGTAATGATTCCGATGGGCCCTTGCAGCGCTTCTGTAATTGAGCCCCAGTTTGCCGCCACAGTGGCCGCAAGGCCGACCGCACCGGCGATCATCAGTCCGAGGCCAAGCGGAATGTTTGCGCCAGAAAAGACAAGGAGCGCGCCGATTGCAAGCAAGGCAGTACTTACAATCGCCGTGATAAGTCCGACTTGCCCTTGCAGGATTCCAGCGATTTCTCCCCAGTGATTGCTTACCGCGTCCCACACCGCCAGCGCGCCAACTGCCATAAGCGCTATTCCAAGCGGGATGTTCGCGCCGCTGAACGTCAAGATCGCGCCCAGTGCAAGCAGGGCCGCTCCGACGAAAAGCTCTGTGATAGATGTCAGCTGATCTCTGATCATGGCGCTGAAATCAGGTGCAATGCTGCCGTCTCCGATTCCACCGCCTGCACTTGCCCCGCCGCCGCTGCTATCCGAGTTACTGGAAAGCTGATTGATCTCGTCGAAATTGGCAAGAGACTTTCCGGCTTTCTTCGCCGCGTCTCCGACCCCTGCAATGGCTTCGGATTCATCATCATATGCCGCTGCGGCGTCAGCCGCAGACTGTGCGTATGACGTTCCGAAAATCTTAGAGACAAGTGTTGCAATCGCGGTTACGATGCGAGTCAATACATTTACAAACAGCACAAATGCTGGGATAACGACTTTAAGCAAAGGCTGTGCCAGTGTGAGCAGAGCGCCTTTCAGTCTCGCGACTGCCGCCCGGGCCGCCTCATTCTGCATGATCGTCTGGCTAAGCCAGCTGCGCAGCTGCGAAAGGCCGCGGGACAGGACGGTAAAGACCAGCGCGCTCCTCAGTACCCCGCTTAATCTTCTTCCGAATTTGTTCATGCTTTTTTCGACGCTTGCCGATACTTCCGCCATTTTAGCCGAAGCTCCGCTGGCATTTGTGATCTGCTGCACCAGCTCACCGGCTTTGGTCTTTGCAGCGTCAAGCGCATCGGTCTGGGTTATCACCTTGTCGGTGATCTTTGCATATTGACTCCCGAGCTTTTCCGCCGTTTTGTTTTGCTGCACCAGCAGCTGTTCCTGCTCTTTGATTTGTGCAGCAACCTCCGCCTGTCGAGAATAAGCGTCTATGTACTCCGCTGGATTAGCCGAAGCGTTTCCGGATGTGATGCCCTTTAGGCGGTCAGCCTCCGAGCGGAGCGATTTCAGCGCGTCTTCCGTCTGCTTTGCGGACTGAAGCGCAGCGTCCAGCTCCTTTTTAAGCCCGCTCTGCGTTCCGGTATCCTCGTTTAGCTTGGCTTCCATCTTGTCGATTTTCGCGGACAGCGTATCAAGCTCCTTCTGCGCCTTTTTTGCGTCCGCGTCGACGGTGACCACAATTTTCCCATCTGCCATATTTTCACCACCTTTTCGGTTGATTTTTGTTATTATTTGTGTTATCTTCCAAGTAAGGAGGGAAGAAATATGAGTGATTGCATTATCCAAATCAGCCGGGACAATTCTTTTTACGGTTCTGGCCTGACCGTCGGCGTTGCATTGGATGGCTGTGATGTCGGCACGCTGAAAAACGGTGAAGAACTTCGAGCCGTGGCCGCTCCGGGCCAGCACGAACTTTCTTTTTACCGGTATCGCCGTCTGGATAAAACCATATCCTTTACCATTGCCGAAGGGCAACAGAATGCGTTTTTTACCATCAAGATTAACGCCTCGAACCGCGTTGACGTTGTTGGCGGGCTAAAAACCAAAAAGCAGGCGAAACGCCCCAGCGGCTGCCTGACGGCTTTAATCGTATTCCTCTGTCTTTTCGTCTTTATTGGCGCGGCCTTTGCTTCCTGCGGATCGTCCTCCAAGCCGAAAAAGGTCGGAACCTCAGTTTCTTCTTCGCAGCAGCCGCCGCAGCAATCCGATTCCGGGCCTGAAACATTTGGCGTTGGGGATCAGGTCGTTCTAGACGGCGTGGCGGTCACGTTGCTCAGTGTTACCGAGAATTCCGGCCAAAATTACGTCTCGCCGGATGATGGAAAGGTCTTTGTTCTGTGCGAATTCGAGATCGAAAACAATTCATCCCGCGATATTGCGTCCAGCACCATGCTTTCATTCGAAAGCTACATTGATGGCTATACAACCAGCCTCAGCCTCACCGCCATGATGAGTTCCGACGAGCCGCAGCTTGACGGCACGATTGCCGCCGGGAAGAAAATGAAAGGTGTCGTCGGATATGAAGCGCCGCAGGATTGGAGTGAGATCGAGATTCGATTCTCTCCAAGCTTCTGGGGTAGCGAAATCGTTTTCGAGTATAAAAAATAAGTTTTTCCTGCTGCCGCCCCTTAACCGGGGCGGCTGTTTTTTGTCCCGACTCCCCATACGGCAAGCAGGTCGGCTTCGGCCTCCGAGTATGTTGTCTTCAGATCGACGATATCCCGGTTGCGCCGGTAGAAATCCCTCTCCTGTTTGTCGAGGCTCTTCCCTCTGGCCTTTTTATCGCGGATAGAAACCACCTGTGCATACAGGCAATCTCCGATTTCTTGATAGTACGATAGAAACGAATACCAATGCAGGTATTCCAGCGCCCTGACCTCGCAGCCCGCGATTCGGTTGATAGGCGCAATATAGAGATCAAAGTCCTGCGCCCATGACATGATCTCTGGCTGCTTTCTCTTCTCTCGATTCTCCTGCCCGTGGTCGATGAAGCGGAAGCACTGGTTCAGGGCTTCCTGATAGTCGCTGACGGGCATTTCTTCGAAGTCGGGATAGAAGATGGTCAGCGCCGCTTCCGCCTTATCCCGCTCGTCCAGTTCCCTGTCTGTCAGGGCTACGAGGATATCGAGGATTGCGCGGTAATCAGATTGGATCGCGTATTCTGTTCCGTCGACCTCAACAGAGGTCGGCAGGGAATAGATCACTTTCCCCATCTATCAATATATTTCGCGAACAGGGGGCCTGCGCGTTTTCCATCTATCTGTATATTTCGCAATCCTCGGGTTGGTCTTCTTCTGCTCTGCCGCGAAGCTCGTGTCGATCTGATCGATCACGGCCAGCATGAGGTTGCACCATACTGGCAGGCCGTCGGCCAGCGCGTAGACGTTCATAGTGCCGAACAGGTCTGCGCAGACAGGCTTGGCAAACAGGCCGTCGATCATGTCCCGCATTTCCGCGTCGCGGCGGCGGGCAATGGCGAAAATCTCCTTCTTGTCCGCGCAGTGGTCGACTTCGGCCTTATACGCCTCCTGCTTCCTGTCCAGCTCGTCAAAGGTGTTGAAGATCTGTTCGACAAATGCGCTGTCGGTCGGGTTGAAGGAGACTTCCGCCGCGTCGTTCAGCTTGAACGATACGATACCGGTTTCAAATTTGATTTCAGGCATTTATGCAGCCTCCTTAATCCGAATCCGGCGTGAACGTGATGGTTCCATCCGAACCGCGCGCTGCGGTTCCTGTTGTCCTGTTTCCGCCGTATGTCACTTCAATGTCCGAAGCAAGAACGCCGCCGCCCTCGCCTCCGTCTGTCGTGACGAGCACCGCGCAGGCGTCATACTGCTCTGCAAACGACTTCCCTTCGGAGTCCTGCAGGTATGTGTGGATGATCAGGCATTTCTGATTTACCAGAGCGGCATGGTTCTTCTCCACGACTGCAAGATTGAGCAGATGGTTCATCACGTCGTCACCGCCTACAATCTCACTGCCGGAAAAGCTCTGTGTCATTTCTGGTGTCTGTGCGTTCGTGTACACGTGCCCCAGAATGTCCTTCTTCGTTTCCTGCCCCCAATCGTAGTTGATGGAGCTCTCCGTCACCTTGACGCCCATCGCCGACCACTTCGATGTGGTGCTGTCGCTGGTGTCCAGAGCGGTAATCAGCATTTCACGGACTGCGCTCTCGCCGTTTTTTGCCGCGATTGTGTATTTATTTGCCATAGTTAAATCACCTCATATGTCAGTTTCATTAGAATTTGATGATCCTCTGTGCCGTCCTCATACCGGGCGAACAGGGCCGAGCGGCTGACAGCTTCCATGCGCCGGACGCGCATCCCGTCGCCCAAATCCGGCGGGTTCTGCATGGCCCAATCCCCGAAGCGGTTCAGCATGGCGTCGCATTTCAGGCGCTTGTCGTTGCTGTTTCCGGGCTTGATGCGGGCGATGATCTTGAATTGATATTCCGCCTCATGCCCGCCGAGGATGAATTTTCGTGTGATGTACGCGCCCTGAATGGCGGACAGGGCCATGCTTGCCGAGTCGGCGGCGAGGAATTCGTAGTTGATCGTTGCGGTCGGCATATCGTCGTCTGAGAAGGAATTTGCCCAGATCATCATCTTTCGGGAGATATCCTGTTCTTCCTCCGCAGATACCAGCCTTTTTTGCTTTTCAGAGTCCATTCTTCACCGCCTTATCCGCTACACGGATCCATTTGTCGAGGTTCTCGGCCTTTGAAGCCTCAAACCAATGCGATTGCGCCTGATTGTGTCCTGACGTGTTGAACACAAGATTTTTGTCGGTCAGTACCTTTGTCCCGCCTTTCGGCGCGTAGGTGCTTCCGGTCTCCGGGTCTACCATGACTTTCCCGTAGTACAGGAACCTTGCGTATGGGCCGGGATAGATAATCGCATTCCCTTCCACCTGTGTTCTGCGGTCGAGGGAACCGGTCAAGAATGGCACATACGGGGCTGTGTCCTTTCTTGCCTGAAGTGCGACAATATGCTCCGCTTTGGTACACGCCTGCGCGATTGTCTCATGCAATTCATCAAAGCCGTCTGCCTTTACGCTGAATTTCAGCATATTAGGCCCCTCCGACTTCGAAGTGTCTCATGTCCTGGCTTCCGAAGTCCTTCATATCGACCTTTGTGACCTTGTAAACGTCGTCATAGAGCATTTCAAGCGCCTGCTCGGTCTTGTCCGGCTCCACGACTTCACCCTTAATAAAAAATGTCGTTCCGCCGTTGCCGTCCGTGGAGAGCGTCCAGATTCCGCTTTTATCGGCTGCCCGCCAGAATTCCTGCGGGCCGACGTAGCGCTTCTCTGTGCCTGTCACGCCGTCTACGGCAGGCGTAGAGAACGGGATGTAAAGATTCACCGCATCCGCGCCCTCAAGCCCGCTCTGGCGGACGTTGGCCGCCTTGGAGGCTTCCAGCAGAACGCCGCGCAGGACGGTGATGTAGGTTTTCTCCACGTCCTTGAATGTCGCCGGGTCTGTCTCCTGTGAGACGTTGTAGATGGTTACGGTGTGGGGGAACATGGACACGGCCCATACCCCCTTGCTTTGAGTAATCCAGTCGGCCCGAGGTACGCCAGCACGATCTCACGGCGGCGCGTCTCTGTCCGCTGCATATCTGCCTGCGACAGATTGCGTGAGCCAAAGCTGCGCGACCAGCCGCCTACCGTCTCACTCGATACCGGCCTGTCGGTCGTGTAGACGAGGCTGTCCAGCTTCCCGGCGTCCTGCTCCAGCTCGGCCAGCGCGCAGACGCAGTTCTGGACTGCTTCGAGCTTATCCCCGGCGGCGGAGCGCGCGCGGCTCATGGTGATGTAATCGACATAAGCCGACGCCTTGCGGGCGAGGCCGCAGAATTGCTCTTCGTCCAGCGCCGTCCCACGGTACACGGTCGCGTAAAACTCATAATCGGCGTAGATCATGCTGCGCCCTCCTTCCGGTCAGCCTCCGCGCCCGTCATGCAGGCGCGGAGGCTCGATTTTACTTGCTGACGTCCGCGCCAATAAACAGGCCGTAAGGATCGGGCACGACCGGAATAAACAGGCCGCTTGCCTTTGTCCAGGTGGTCTTCGGGTCAGGCGTTTCCCACTGGGTGATCGTGATATACTGCTGTGCACTCTTGTCGGTGTACGGGCCATAGCCCTTTTCTTCCGGCGTCACGCCCCACAGGCCAACGCCGAAGGAATTGGCCGTGCCGTTGGACAGGAACGCAACCTTGTCCTCCGGGAAGAATCGATGCGTCTTTTCCGCGCCGTTTGCGGCCTGCGCCTTATAGCGCTGGTCGTTGGTCGTGATCTGGCCGAAGCCGAACAGCTCGGTAAAGAGGCTGCGCAGCTTCTCGGTGGTGACGTATGTACCAGCGCCGACCGTACCGTATACGAGGGTCTGAATGCCCTTGTTGGACGCGAGTTTGCGCAGGATCTTCGTACCGACGACCATTTCGCTCAGGGCGTGGCCGGAGGCCGCCGCCTGATCCGCGATGGCCTGAAGCTGGCCGACGATATCAGCATCTGCGCCGAAGTCGATCTTGAAGCCGGTGTTTGCGGACGGAACGCCGTAATCGACGGTCATGTTGAGATTGTTTTCCTTGATGGTCATCTTGCCGGTCGCGATAACTTCCATTTTCGCGACCTCGGTTCTGACCTTGACTGCATCGGCCATCAGGCGCATATCGTCAAAGACATAGCTCACGATCGCGCTGTCGGCATATACGCCGTTTTCGTTGAGCAGCTGCACCCGCTCGGACTGGTTGATCTTGCGCTTGATAAACAGTTTTTCGACCTCAGTCTTTTCGAGTGCCGGCCGCGTGGCGATCTCAGCCTCGGTGTCAAAGGCGTGGACGGTCGCCATCGTGGGGATCTGTGCGCCGTTTGCGAGGCGCAGGTACTCGGCCTTGAGGCTTTCGGTTTTCTGATCCGGGAACAGCCGGTCTCCGAGGTAGGCCGGGCGCGCGACGGAAATGTTCTGCGAGAAATCCAGACGGTCAGCGTCGGAAATCAGTTCAAGAATGTCAGGCATGGTGTTTTTCCTCCTTCTTTAGGCCGTAGTCCACACGGGGTACAGGGTCACATTGCCGGTCATTTCGACCTTGGAGACGGCAGCGCCGCCCTTAGACGTGCTCCAGCCGGTCTGGGTGTTGCCGCTCTTGGTCAACGGGTATTCGGTCGAGACGTCGGCATAGGAGCCCTCTGTGTAGACGTTCTCGTCGACGGGCGGCGTGCCGCTGCCGTCGTTTTTGTCGTAGGTCACGGTATAGCCGCGCGTGATCTCCGGCGCATCAACAAATGTGAAGCCCTTGCCGGACAGCGCGGTCTTTGCTGCGGAGGCCAGCGACAGGCGGTCTGCCAGCACACGGCCCGCGACCATCACGGAGCCGGGCATATTGCCGTCCGTCACGTCGATGTCCTCAAATACGAGGCCGACGGCGTTCGAATTGTCGGACGGGAACGGCGTGCCTGCCTTGACGATCTTGTACTTGCCGTCCTGCACGCCCATCGACGCGGGGATTTCACGGGTTTTCAGGACGAGGCCGACTTCGCTTTCGAGGAAATTCGGCCTGACTTCTGCTTTTGTGTTTACAACGATAGACATTTTTCAAATCACTCCTTGTTTGGTGTCTGCGCAAACTGCGCGTTGAACTGCTGCGCGTACATTGCGCCCTTGCTCTTTGCCGCCGGTGCGCCGCCCTGGCCGACGGGCTTGACGAATGTGGGCGTGGGCTTATCTGCCTGAAACGCAGTCGGATCTGCTTCGAGCTGAGCCTTGTGCCACTCGTCGAAGCCGGTCAGCTCGCCGTCTTTCAGTTCAAGGTGTTTCTCCTTGAGGTCTGCAAGGTAAGCTTTCTCGGCGGCTTTGGAAGAGAACTTGACGCCCTTGGCCGTAATCGCGCGGTTCATGGCGTCGGCGTAGTCCCGGCTTGCCAGCTGCGCCTTGTAATCTTCGGTTTCCTTGGTGTACCGGCCCTGAAGGTCTTCGAGCTGCTTGCGGACGCTCTCGGCGTCCCCGCTGGACTTCCGCAGGTCTTCGATGTCCTTGTCGCGGTCGGCCAGCTGCTGCCGGGCGGCGTTCAGGTCTTCCTTGGCCTGGTCCGCTTTTTGCTTCTCCCGGCCGATGTCGCGGCTGTTCTCGTCAAGGATCTTGTCGACGGTATCCTTATCGAGCCCCAGTCCTTCCAAAAAATCTCGCTTCATGGGTTCTCCTTCACAGCTTCGCTTTGTTCTCGCGGGTCGCGTCCGCTGCTGCCCCGTAGTTTAGCGACTTCGGGCCGGTCAAGATTTGATAAAACAAAAAGAGCCAACCTGTAAGAAAACCTTACAGGTTAGCTCATCGTGCCATTCCGCGCACTCGATTGTGCTGCGGTATCTGTATTACTTTTTCAGCTCTTCCGCCTTGATGATCTGCGCCTTGACTGTTCCGTCCTTCATGCGCTTCAGCTGGACGCGGAATCCGGCGGCAAGCGCCCGCTCGATGGCGGCTTTCAGTTTTTCGTCGATCATACGGCGTTCCTCACGGGATCAGGTCTACAATGCCCTTCGCGGCATTATAGATCCGCTTCATGATCGCGTTCTCCTGCAAGTATTCAAGCCCCTGCAGCGTGATCTGAATCCGGCGCTCATTCCTCAGGTGCATTTCGCCCGTGACGTCGGTATAAAGCTCCGCGCCCTTGATAAGCCCCGCGTCCTGAAGCATTTCCAGATACCTGTAGAGACGTTCTCCGGACACCTGCATGGAGTCCAGGCCGAAGCTCTCCACGCTGAACGCCGGAAGATCCATCGCGCGTTCCAGCGCAGACAGCATTTTATAAATCGCTTTGAAGTTGTCCATTTGAATTTCCCCCCTTGCATTTTTTGTGAGAGTGTGGTATAGAATAGATAAGAGCCGGTCGCTGTCCACGACCCCTTCCCAGAAGGGCGAGATGGTGTGTCGGCTTCTTTTTTTATTTTCTTTTTACGATTCTCTGCACTTTTCCATTTCGGATTTCAATGATCTCATCAACCCACTCAGTATCCTTTCTGGCAAATATTTTTTCAATTTGCGCATCTATTGTTTTTTCGTCAAGCTTGGTCTTGGTGACATCCAGAATAAACCGCTGCCCCTGCTTGGCTGCCTTTTTCACACGATTGAAAATCGTATTTCCCCCGGCTTTTTCTCCGAGCGTTTTCAGGTCATACGCTTCCCCTCGGAAAATATAGTCCGGTGTGGACACCCCCTGCGGATTATTGACACGCGGAACTAGCCCAATTTCGCCGCCGAATTCCTTTTCAAGGAGTCCGGCAATTTCTTTTTCGTGCTCTGTGTGGTCAAGCACGACATTATGCCCGTCGACCTTGTATGTAACGCCGTTTGCAGTATACTCCTGCAAGTCCTGTACAGTGTGGCTGTTCGGAGTGGCCTCCGCGCGCCACTTTTCCGTTACGTCGGTGTATCTCGGCTGAAAGCCGGCGCTTTCTGCTGGTTCTGTGTTGGTCGGAGGTTCCACCCGCTCAACCGTTTTCGCTTTGCTGGCCGCAGCCTCGGATTTTGCGTCTGTATACAGAACCCTTGTCCGCTCCGGCTGCTCTGGCAGTCCTGCTGCCTTGCTGAAATCATGGTATTTCGTGTTCAGGCGGCGCAGCTTGGCTGCTGCGGCGGTCTCCTTGTCCTTTTGTCCGGATGCTTTATAGGCGTTTTTCAAACGCTTCTGTTTGCGAATCGACCGTTCGAGCCGTCTTTGCATTTGGGTCGCTTCGTACGCGGTATATTTCTTCCCGTCAAACTCGCAGCCGAGACCATCATCAATGTGTTCCAGCTGCTCCTCGGAATAGGTTGGCTCCATGACGCCCGGGATATAGGCGTGCTTATAGTGTCGGCAATTTGCGCCGGTCAGGCCGTCTACATAGCCGTAGCCTGTCGTTTCCACAAAATCTTTGTACTGTCCAAGCGGGTCAGGCTCCCCGTTCTCGCTTTTGTAATAAATGCGCCCCTGCCAATCCTTGTGGCTCGACCACGGGGACGGGCCGGGCTTGTCTCGTGCGCCGGAGTGGGCTGTGATCTCAAAATACCGGGTATCCAGATATTCCGCCGACTGGTCGGAATACTTGTCGCAGATTTGCGCCACGCCCGTCATAACGGCCCGGCGGGCGGCCACGTCGATTTGATCTGTGTGTCCGCTCTCATAGTCTACGACTTTGATTCCGCTTTCTGCCAGCTGCTTGACGGCGTTGGCAATCGCCTGATTATAGCTGATCGCCCCGCTCTGAATTTGCAGCGTTGACGAATTTAGGGCCCACTGATATGCTTGCGCAGGCGGAAGCATTCTCTGGCCATTGTCCACTAAAAACCCCAAAGATTGCGTCAGATTTCGGAATTCTCCGAGCGTCTGCCTGCGGATCGCGTCGATATCGGAGGCGTCTACCAGCCGGTCAGGCTTCGTCACATCGGCCAGCGTAATAAGGTCGTTGTAATATCGCCGGTTGCGCTCCACAACATCGTCGAGCAGCTTGTTCAGTTTTTCTTCGCTGACGTCCGCTGTCTTCTGGATGGCCCTTTTGATCTTCTTGAGATCAATGCCGTGCGACCGCAGCGCCCGGATATCCTGAACCGTTACTTCGTTGAGCTGATCGGCAATTTTAAGCCGGGAACAGACTTCATCCAGCAGCGTATCTTCCAGCGCACGGAACAGCTCCGCGAGTTCTTCCGGGAGGGCGTCGAGCAGCTCCGGACTGAACGGATACTTGACCTTTCTCATTCGACCTCAGCCGGGGCGTTTGCATCTGTCATGTCCTGCGCCCTCGGCAGCATTGCCTTTGCAGTCGCTTCGTCCTCGCCGTACCATTTTGCGCGGTATTCCCAGTGGTTCAGAATTCCATCAGCGAGGTCAAGCCGGTCGTTTGCCCGCTCTTGTTCCTTCTTCTCAGCGTCGTCAAGGATGGAATCGCCCCAACTGTAATCGGTGTTGTACGTCCCGGCAGGCGCAAGGTTGTAGAGCGTCGCGTATGTATCGAGCGCGTAGAGCAGACTGTCAAACGTATGTTCAAGCGCCGTTTGAATGCTGTCGATCAGCACATATTTGCGCTGCTTACTGTTGCGTATCTCCGTCGCCGTCTTCTCGATGGTCTGCGGATCGGAAATATCTCCATAAGCCAATCCGACGTTGAACTCGATACGGCGAAGCGTATTCTGGAAACCTCGGTAGATTGCTTCGTCGCGGATCTGCGGCTCGATGTACTGAAAGAATTCGCCGCTAGGGGAGAACGGTCCCAGTTCAAACATACGCTTGTTGAACATATCCGCAGTCGAACTCGTGCCATCCATCAGGACTTTGCGCTCGCTGGAGCGATATTCCCAGCGCAGGCGCTCCCACTGCTCATCGGCCTGCTTGATCAGCTGCACAGTAGCCGCGTCTCCGTAGACGGACATTCCGCAGGGGCTGTTTGCGTCCGTTGTGTTGGCCGCAGGCGGGCGGAAGTACGCGAAGAGCGGCCCGCTCATATCCTGGATCGTGATTTCCGGCTGAATGTCCGCCCATTCCGGGACGGCATTCAGGGGTGCTTCCGCGCCGACCGTGCCGGAGGCGTCGCTGTAATATGCTTTATTGCGGATCGTATAGGTCGTGCCGTCCAGCTCGTGCGATTCGAGGCGGATATAATACTTCCCGCCCACTTTCGCGGGCTTGTCCCGGAAGACGCCTCCGATGCAGCGCCCGGCAGGATCAAATTTCGTCGGCTGGAACGCCGCCGCGCCGGTCACGTCGACCAGCAGCTGCTCACCGTAGATATACGGCTTAAATGCCACGCCGCCGAGCGCAAGCCCCAGTTCTAAGGCGCTGTGAAAATTCTCTTCCGCCCGCTCAAAGCAGTCTTTCAGATAATCCGCACGGGCGCTGCCGGTGATGTTAGCCGTCAGCTCGGCCAGCGTCGGTCGCGCGATCTCCCGGCAGATCGCCGCCGGAAGCCCGACAGCAATGACATCGCACGTCTGCCAGGGTGGATTTCCAATAAACATCGCGTACCAGAGGCTTATATTCTGCTCCATCTTCGGGCTGACTGCCGGAGATACGCCGAATTCCCGCTCGGCAACCGCCTGCGGGAAAAGCATATTCCGGAACCACCCTCGAATGTTTGTCAAAAGGCTCATTTCTTGATTTCTCTCCTCAAAACGGTCATACAGAAATAGCGAATCGCGTCCATGCAATGGTCGTTTTCTTTTATCACGCAGTCTTCTCCTTCGTCCTTGTCCCAGCTATAAAGGCCAAATTCTCGAAACGCATTTTTGCAGCTCTCGTGAAATTTGATGATTCCGCTTTTGATGCAGGCCCCCGTGAATCGAATGCCGTCCAGCACGGCGTTGTTTGCTTTCCATACAGAAAACTTTCCGTGCCGCCGGATGCACTCGGCAAAGGACGCTGCCGATGGGTCGAGCACGACACGCTCAATGCGGTATCCGTCCGCGAATGCCTCTAAATCCTGATAATATTCTTCGTCAGTCTTCTGCCGCCCGCTCTCGCGCCCGCTGTGGTAATATTCTTTCTCCATGACGGCCTTGCCGCCATATTCCCGCCACAATGCAAAGACGGTAGGGTTCTGTGTGCCGTAGTCCGATGAGATCCAGTACCGCCCCGGCCCGCCCCGCTCACTTGCGACGTTGCGTTCGCGGTCGAACATCGGGTATACGAGGCCTTCGGCTATACACCGTGCGCCAAGGATATCTCTCCTGTACCAGATACTGTTTACGTCATACTGGCTTTCAATCTCCGCAAGCCGCGCAGCCGTAATTGTTGCGTTGTCGCGGATGGTGAAATGCTGGTAGTTGTACTGCCCGCCGAGCCGTTCCGGGAATCTATCGATGTAGTTTTGATAGATCCAGTGCCCAGGCGAGGACGGGTTTAAATCCCAGAACACACGGCGCAGCCTTGCGGCAAGCTGCCGGTTAAATGCCTCTTTGATCGTGTCCTCGTGGTGCAGGTTGATTTCTGTCGCAATCCACATTCCGTATGAATTGCCGCGAATTTTCTTGAAACTGTCCGCTTTTGCCCCGCCCGCGAAGATCACCACATAGTCGCGCCTGTGAGATTTTATCACAAGCGCCTCGTTGCCTTTGTACTTCGTCCAGCGGCAGCGTCCGCGGAAAATATACTCGAGTCCGAATCCATTCGCGTCTCCGATGTTCAACTTCGCGTTGGCCGCTGTGGACCCTGTCGCAAGGTGGATGCGGTCAGGTGTCCCTTTCTCGATCAAATAGGCAAATGCCGCAATGTTGTCGATGGTCTTACCGGCACGGACAGCGCCCTCCGCTACGGAGATCGTCGCCCGCGTCGCCGCCGCGATATATGCCTTATGCTTCTCGCCGAACTTCGGTTGAAGGGTCTGCGTAATCATTCCATACCAGCTTCCGCCAGATACGCGGAAGTGTCCTCCATGTCAACCGATTCCTCCGGGTTGTCCTTCTGGCCGAGATACTGCTTCCCGAGCCAGATTGCCATGTTTGCATTTTTCTCCGCCAATCTCCACTGGCTTCTTCTGAGCGATATTTTCCCGGCTCCGCGCTTTTGTTTAAAAACTTCCGAAAAACTCCTCTTATAGGTTCGTTTGCACCATGCTTCCAATGTGTCCGAGCACACATCAAACCAGCCGCAGATTTCCTCAAGCGTGCATTGCAGGCCGCATAGATTCTCGAACTGCTTTTGATCTATTTCCTTTTTCGGCCTTGCCATATACGCCCTCCTTCCTTCGCTGGCGTTTGATGAATTTCTCCATGTCCCGCTTTAAGTACGGGCTGTTTGTCTTATCAATGATCGCCTGCGCTTCTTCAATCGTCATTCAACAACACCGCTTTCTTCCCCGTAAACTTCTCCCAACGGTCAACAATGACATCAGCATACTTCGGATCGTACTCCATGCAGAAAGCGTGTCTGCCATTCTGCTCTGCTGCCATGATCGTTGTGCCAGAACCAGCAAACAGGTCAAGCACATTCTCTCCCGGCTTGCTGGAACACTGCATCTGGTAGTCGAACAGTTTAATCGGCTTCATGGTCGGATGCTCCGCAGATTTGACGGGCTTATCAAAATTCAACACAGTTGTCTGCCTGCGGTTCTTGAAGAAATAATGCCTCTTCCCTTCTGTCCATCCGTATAGGCAAGGCTCGTGCGCTTCCTCTTCAATCTCGCTCTCACCATACAGGCACGGCTCATGTTTCCACTGGAAATCCTGTCTACCCATCACAAGTGAGTTCTTCACCCAGATCAAGCACTGCCGGACGCGCAGCATCGCGTCTTTACACGCGCCGCGAAAGTTATACCCCTCGCTGTCTGCGTGCCAGATGTAGAACGGAGCACCGGACTTCATAACCATCGCCGCATTGGAGAATGCATCCGTCAGGAACCGTCTAAACGCCGTATCCTCCATATTGTCGTTCTTAATCTTCCCGGCGGTGCCCTGATAGTCCACATTGTACGGAGGGTCTGTGAGCAGCAAATCCATTTGTGCCCCCCCTACGAGCTTCTGTACGTCTGTCAAAGACGTGCTGTCTCCGCACATAAGGCGATGGTCTCCGAGCTGGTACACATCGCCAAGTTTACTCTTCGGCTCTGCCGGTAAAACAGGATCGTAGTTGTCTTCTACAACTGACGTGTCGAGTTCATCACGCAGGCCCCAGTCAAAGTCAAACGCCGACAGGTCAAGGCCAGGCAGCTCATCAGCCAGCAGGTCAAAGTCCCAGTCGCTCTCGTTGCTTTTGTTATCCACCAGCCGCAGGGCGTTTACCTGCTCTGGTGTCAGATCATCCACACAGACGCAAGGCACTTCTTCCAGGCCCAGCTTCTTCGCCGCCATGGCGCGGCAGTGGCCGATTACGATCACGCCGTCGCGGTCAATCACAATCGGCTGCACAAAACCGTACTGCTTGATGCTCTCCGCAACGTTGTTGATTTGCGTCTTGTCATGCTTTTTCGCATTTTTCCCGTATGCAGTAATGCTGGAAAGCTTTCTGTTTTTTACCTCCATGTTGTCCTCCCCATCAAGCCCGATCACCGGCCAGCCACCTCATTTTTTCGTTCTCGTGTCTCCGTGTGTGAATAAATATATTTATTCACACCGGAGAACACGAGAACAGGAGGAGGAGGTTTCCGCAGAACGCTGCGGTGCCGATGAAGAAGGGCGTAGAGTTGATCTCTACGCCCTTATAGTAAATGTTAAATTTGGCTCTGGGACGCAGACTTTTTCATAAAAGCCCTCTTTTTTGCCCCACAAGGCGAATAAATTGCCTGTGCCATTCCTGCGCGGTGCGCTCGGATACATAAACCGCCATTGCAGCGCCCTGCAGGGTATGCGTTCGCTTCCAAAGAACCAAATCTATGAGCCGGAGTCGCTCCGCGCCGTCAACGAGCTGTTCCGTCTCCGCGATTGCATCCGCAACGGCAGCGCGCTCGGCCTTCGTCATCAGCCCGCCGCCCTTATAGCTGCGAATCATCCATTTCGCATAGGCCCACCAGCCGTATCGCGGCGTGCTCATCAGTAATGTTGCCTCCCTTCGCGCTTTGCGCGGTTCGCATCGTGCAGCGCCCGCATACAGCCCCTTGTTGTTGCATATCTCGCCGCGTCCTTCGATTTCTCCTGCTTGTATCTGTCCGCCTCCCGGCGGAATGCTATGTATCGGGTGCAGTCCGTGTGACAGCCGGTGTGCCTGTCCGCACAGCCTTTGCACGGAGCCTGCACCGGTGTGAGCCCTAGATTTCCCTGCATTCGTCCACCCTCACACATACGCGTTTGCCGCCCACCTCGACGACGTAGCCCGTCCGGTTTGTCCTGTATTTGTATTTCTCGGCAGGATACACCCGTCCGCAGACAGGCCGCATTTCCGGGTATACCGGGATCGAGCACGTGATCAGGATCTGCACGCGCTCCGCCCGGCCCGTCACAGCTTCCCCATGTGCCGCCCAGGCGCACGCCTCGCTGCAAAAATTGTATTTTGCCTTGTACTTGGACGGTGCGCGCATAAACGTCTTCCCGCAGGCATCGCACGTCAGCTGCATCGGCGGTCTCGGCGGCTTGCGCTGCATCTTGCTCATAGCTTTACCCCCTTTATGTACTTGTCGAAATACGTCACGGCGACAGCCATCGCCGCCCACATATCCGCAGAGAAGCCGTAGAAGAAACCGGGGTCTTTCTTCGTGCCCTTGCCGAAGTTCGGCTGACCGGGCGCGTAGCGGTCAACGAGGGCTTGACGGATGTTTGTGTCTTTGGCCGATAGTGAGCCGCACAGATCCAGCTTTTCTTCCCGGCGGTAGATCCTCTTCGGCTCATATCCGCCCGACCTCAACGCGATTTCCCAGAATCGCCCGATCCAGACGCAGGTGTCGAACACCTCTTGTCCGACCGTCATGCCCATGCCCGCAATCATCTCGATTGCAACGTCTATGCAGTTCGCATAAAGCTTCCGATCCAGCATATCAGTCACTGCCGGGTTCTCGATCTTCCCGGCCTCCAGCACGCGGCGAATTTCTTCGCCGTCGTGCTCAACCACCACATAGCCAGATTTAATATTGCCGGGATCAATCGCTAGAATCGTTCCCATCAGGCCACCTCCTTTGTTCTACGGGCAAAACTTATATTCTGCCGCTTCGCAGCAATCCATAAATGCACCGCAGGCGGTGCAGCATCCGTCAATGATCTGCGTGGTTTCCGCTTCCTCCGTCGCCCTCACCTTCCCACTGCACCGCACTACCTGGGCGGCATCCATGGTTTGTGCATCTTCAATTTCAAATTCTTCCGATAGCCACTTGAACACATACGAAAGGTAAAACGAACCGAACCCAACGTGATAATTTTTATCTAACGGATCAAAATACAAAATGTTGTAATACGGCTTTTCAGCCGATCCAGAAACAAAAATTTTTGCAAAGTTGGTCTTTATCTTATTCTTTCTGGCGCAAACATCTGCGCTCTTCATATCTCTTTCAGGCATTTTCACAACCTCCATCCATCCGCGCGCCGCAATTAGGGCAGTATTTGTAATTCAGCAAGCTCACGTCATCGTCCGTCTCAAAGCACCACTCTTCGCTGCAAAGGGAGCACTGAATTGTTGTGAGGCTATTCCAGTCATCATCTGCTCGCAGCCATTCCCCATGCACCACCTCCGCAACGTCGGCGGCGGGCACTTTCGCAAGTTTATCGAACAATCGGCTTACCCTCATCACGGGCGCCATGCACGCCTCGCTTACCCATTCATTCGCTGCTTTCACCGCCGCTTCGCGGCTGATATAGCCTTCAAGCATCGTTCATCCTCCTCATTTTTGCTCCGCAGTCCTCGCAGTAAGATGCACGGTAGTCATCCCATTCGTGTTCTTCGCCGCAATTTGAGCAGATTTGCATACCGTCTTCCTCCAGCCATACGCCATACACAATCGGCGCAGCATCGGCAGTGCGCTGACGCAGCAGGAGCGTTTTCACCCGCTGAGGTGTCCAGTTCGGATTGTGAGCGTTGCTGGCTTCAAAATCTTCCAGCGCCGCTTCGCGGCTGATGTAATCCGCCATCATTTATCCCTCCGAAATTTCCGCTCCGCACATTGGGCAAAACGGCGTTGGCGTCCACGGTTCTTCTGTGTATCCATCATACGAGCAGCAGTCAGGGAACTCCCAGCCGCAGACAGTACAGCATCCATCAAGCCACCTGCCGTGCCGGATGGTCCGAGTTTTGCCGCCTGCTGCGTTCCACGCTGCAACCGCGTTTTCCGGATCTTCGTCGCTTTCATCAAAGACCTGCCCCATTGCGTGGCATGTCTGGCATTCGACCCACGATGGCTCGACTTCGATGTCTGCCCCAACATAAGCACCGTTCCTATCAATTTCCGGAATCGTATAGACTCTGCCTCCCATGAGTTTTGCTTTGCCTCCGCAGAACGGACACCGTTTCACTTCATCCAATGTGACGCCGCCTCCTTTGCTTCCTCCTGACTAAGAAAAACAACGCTCCCGAAGTTGCTTAGTCTCTCATAGTCTCCGCCATGTCTTCCCTCCAGATAAACTGCATCCGCCATGACGTGTAGAGGAATTACGGGCTCCGTGTCCGCAGCCCACACCGTATCGCCGATTTTGCACGGTCGGATGACAATTTGATGGTTTCTGTCGGCCTCGGCAAGCTCGCGGAGGCGGCTAGGCTCCACGCCCAGCGCCTGCGCTGCCAGATTTATCATCGCGTCCTCCGTAAATGGAGCCTTGATTTCCTCCGGCGTCAGCCCCGTGTCCTCGTAGGCTTTCAGACGTCCGTACAGATCACGGACCATCTTGCGGAAAATATCCTTGCCAAAGCCGTTGCTCGTTGGGCCGTTGATCAGCACGTTGAGCGTGCTGTCCCGGCACTGCTTCCAGTCGATTTCCTTGCCGCCGATCGCGGCGTGCAGAAATCGGTCGGTATCCGGGTCTACGTTGATATTAGGACTTGTCAGTCGTTCCATGTCTCTTCCTCCACATAGCACCAACTCTGCGGTGGACGTTCAAGCGTCCTCCCGCACTCAACAAGGTTGATGCTCCCGTCAGGGTTATAGTCATATTTTTGATATGGGCAAGCAACCATGCGCGATGGACACGATTTATCATCATTTTTATACCTGCACACAGGGGAAAACTCGCTCAGCTCTCGCGGCGTGTCGTATATTTTCAGGTTGACGATATGCCAGCCGTAGCCGGTTCCCTTTAGGTAGTTCACAATTTCTTCCCGCGTCAGGCAGGCTTGCTTTTCTACGTCATCCGGTGCATGGTTGAGGGGCGCAAGCTCATAAATCCGGTCACAGGTGAACTCGCCAATGACCTTGCCGCCGCCGTAAAACTGTGGCCTTGGATAGTCCGTCGCAATGAAGTCCTCGTGCGGATATTTTGGCAGCGTGCAGTAGATATAGCACTTAAACGGCGTGTCCAACTTTGGCCGCGTCTTACGCACCTCAATGGTCTTTTCGCCGCTGGCGATCTTTTCGCACCACTTCGGGCGGATGCTCAGCATAACAGCTTTACTCATGCTTGCCTCCTTCCTCCGGCGCTTCCGGCAATCCGCGCCATTCCCACGCATTCTTGTCGAGATGACACTCACGGCATTTGCACGTCTTTGATTTACAGCTGGAGCAGTCGCGCGTATCGCACGCATACTTGCAATTCTTGCAACTCCGTGCATCCGCGAGGTCTGCTAACGCCGCGTCCCTCTCGGCTTCTGCCTTCGCGTTCTCGGCGGTCAGGCGCTCGATCACGTTAGCAGCCGCAAACTCGATGTATTCCCGCCGATCTTGGATTTCTCCGACCTTGCAGTTTTCGCACGCGTCGTCGTGTCCAAGCCCCTTCGCGCAGCACCGCAGCGCCTTCACGATTTCCTGCCCTGTCATAGCGCGGACGCCTCCATTCCATCAAAAATCATCTGGCCGGGCAGTTCATCCGGATTTAACAGCGCGGCTTCCGGATCCCGCCACTCGACGCCGATGTAGTCCAGCACACGGCCCCAGCCGTACCAGTTCCCGCGATCATCCTGCATTACGTGATTCATCCACATTTCCCACTCCTTTGGATTCCGCTCCCACAGCCGGTCGAACCGGTGCGGGCGTTTTTCCATGTGCACGCCGAACCCGCACATGGAGCACCCGGTTCTCTGTGCTTTTGTCGTCCTGAGTGTTCCGTCTGCGTCGCGCACGATCTCTCCGTAGATTTCCGGCACCGGAACCTGCAAATCCAGCGCAAGCTGCAAAAGATCCTGCCGCGAAAAAATCGCGAATGGACAGCTGCGTTTCGTTCCCGGCGATATGTAGTTGCACCCGTGCATCATCAACGCTTTCTGCCTGCGCCCTCCTTCGGACGCCATCAGGCCCATATACGGGAAGCTTCCGGTTTCTTTGGCATAATCGCTGCAAGGCTTTTCTTTCAGGTAATAGCAGCACTTATCCGATACGAGAAAATCCGGCGTTTTGTAGCTAACGCCTTCATTCTCATTTTCGTATCCGCCGAAGATCTCCAGCCATTTTTGCGCCAGCTTCATCCGCGTCCCCGTGCGGAACCCGCCGTAAGCCCCTGTTTCCCCAGTGATGATCGCATGGCGTACCGTTGCGTTCTTCTCGCTTGGATTCTGCAAAAGTGAAATTTTCCCCGCAACTTCCTTGGAGATCACCGGCCATCCGTACTCCCGTAGCACTTCCACTTTGCTTTTCAGCGGTTTCAGCGGCTTCACGCCGAGTTGCTTGTGAATCAGCTGAATGCTTTTATCCTCAAGCGACGATACCGAGATGGCAGGCACATCAATACCGATGCTGCGAAGGAACAGGAGCAGCGTGATGGAATCCAGCCCGCCGACAGCTACGTAGCAGCTACCTGCAACGTCTGGGTGATCGTAGAATTCCCATGCGCGGATTTTGGCGTATTTCACCTTGAACGCATAATCCATCTGCTGTTTTACTCGAAAATCCGCAATCTTCCGTTCGGTATCCAGCCTTGCATTTCGCTCCAGCACATTCTCTTTCATTTTGCCTCCTCCCTCCCCGGCGTCAGCTTCGCCAGCATGATCTGCCCCAGATCCGCCACGTACACCAGCCGCCCGCGGCTGTACACCAGCAGCTTCTCGCCCTGGATCTCCATCCGGTCTGCCTCGATGTTCGTCAGATCGTGGCAGCAATCGCAAACAAATCTCATGCCTTATCCTCCTTGTTTTCCGCAAGCATTCGCTCGACCGCCTCCAGCTGGAACGCATCAAGTTCGTCCCCGTGGCGCTGCACGCCTTGCTGCAATCGGGCAGCTCCCTTTGATACCGGCCCCATCACCCTGTCCACAGCTGCACGCTCTAACGGGTTCAGATCGTCATGATGCCCCTGCACGCCGTAGCCGGGCTTTGCAGCGCGGCTGTACTGTGCAGGCTGTGTTCCGCCTTTGTCCTGTTCTTTTGCCAGCCAGCGGACGATAAATGCGTTAATCCCGCGTTTTGTCTTCCGCTTGGCCGGATTTGCGTCCAACCAGCCCCTCATGTTCCGCAGCTGCTGTATCACGTCGACAGCAGGGTACAAGCCCGCCCATTCCTGGCATTGCTCCACGGAAACGGAATATTCCGTTCCATCATTCAGCGGCAGAGAGATTGCTGGCGGCGTGGATGCCGCTTGCGGCTCCGCGCTATCTTCCGCATCTCGAATAGCGAATTCGATTCTCGATTCTCGATTCTCGAATACGGGAACATCTGCACGCATTTGCTTGCAAATGATTTCATCCGCTTGTTTCCCTTCATCAGGTGACGGGAATTTGCTTACCTTCGCACGCTGCGTCTGATACTTGCCCCATGTTGGTAGGTAAAGGAAGCGCTTGCCCTCAAACACATACAGAGCAACCAATCCAGCACTCGCCAGCCCATGAAGAGCATTTTCTACAGTTTTGAGCGTGAGGTTTTCTTTCAGCGGGAAGAGGCGGTTTTTCACGACCGCCGCTCTCCCGTCAAAGCGTCCGAAATCATCACAGTTTACAATGAGCCGATAAAACAGAACTTCTTCAAACCACGAGAGTTTGTCGACGCTATCGCTTGTGCAGATGCTTTCCCGAATAATTCTGTTCGGCATATTTCAGCCCTCAGAACGGCAGGTCGTCGTCGCTTTCGTCAAGCTGTTTGAACTCCTCTGCGCTGGCCGGTGCAGGCGTTACAAAAGATTCGGCCTTGCTGGGCTTGAGATACCGGATACAGTCGCGCGTCACACCGTCATTGCCCTCAAACGGCTCCATGTGCAAAATGCAGTTGCGGCCTATCAGATCGTCAAGTTCAAAACCTGTGCCCGGCTCAATGCCAAGCGCATTTGCATATTTCCCGATCTTGTCTGCGTCATATTCGCCGGTATCACGGTCGGGCCAGAAGTTCTTGAAGATGTGCTTCTTCTGGTATTCCTGCTCGACGTCCTCACGGACAACGAAATCGAACTTGATGCATTCGTTTCCGTTCTTCGTTACGCTGTAGCCGCACGATTTCAAATAGCACTCATAGTCGCCAGCCTTCATCAGGCCGCCATTATTCTTTACTGCCTTAAATCCCATCTACTTTGTCCATCCTTTCAGTGTTCATTTCCCAATGTGTAAAATAATCGTTGATATAACCGTTTGCCAAAAGCCAATTGATAAAGCATGAAATCGTATCTTCGATAGGCGCGAAATCGCCGCGCCGGTACGTCTCCGCGTAAGTGTTCGCGCCGTCGAAGATCAGGTATGTAAATTTTGACGCGCCGGGCAGCAGATGCAGATACATCGGATGCTGCGGGCTGTGCAGATACTTGCCGTATTCGTACCGCTGCACGCGCTTGATATCGTAGATGATTCCGGCCTTTACGTAGTCGCAGACGCCGTATAACTGGAAATCCAAGCCCGATACGTGTAGCTTCCCGGCGACCGGCACTTGCGGCTGACCGCCCGCACAAATGCGGGAAAACTTTGCTACAGCCCGGTCGTATTTCTCACTGACAGGCTCAATTGGTACGCCAGCAACCGTGCTGTTAATCGCCGCTTCGAAATCAATGCCCGCCTGCATAGCTGGTGTCGTCTCCCTCTCTTCACGCCGAAGCGTGGAGAGGAAGGAGGACAGCGCCGCGTCTGCATACGCATCATCCGCATCAAGAAAGTGCTTCCAGCTGCTCAGCAGGCTTTGTGTCAGCCAGTACATAGGCGTTTTTCTCCTTATCGTATTTCAGGCCGAGTTCCTTGCACTTGCGCTTGAACTCTGCGCCAAGCTCTGCGGCGCTGGTCAGCGAGTGTTGGAGCTTTGCCAGCTCTTTGCGGGCTCTCAGCGCCGTTTTTGGGTCGCCGACAAGGGCAATAAACGCGCGGCCTTCCTGCATCGCCACGTCATATGCGGTTTTCTCACCGCTGTAGATTGCGGCCTGCGCATTGATATCCTCCTGCGCCTTACGGAACAGATCTGTTAGGAACGTGGACTTCTGGCCGGGCTTGAGTTCCGGCAGTTGCATCACGCCGCGCACACCGAAGCAGCCTTTTGCAAAGTATTCGTCTGTCGGTGTAAAGCCGATCATGCGCTTGTTGCCCATCATGAACATATAGCCACCAAAATCGGCAGGCGTCCAAACAATATCCTTCGCGCTGCCCTCGCAGGAAAGGCGCGTCTGGATGGTGTCTCCCTTCTGCTGTTCCGTCGTGTGGAACACCACGATCAAATGCTTCCGGTCTTTTGCGCGGATCTGGTAACACAGCCGGTCGAACTCGGATTTGATCACGCCATACATTGCACGGCCATCCTTTGCAGCTTTGCTGTCCTGCTTCTTTGCCCAGTCCTTCATCAGCTGTACCAGCATACCGCCGGTGTCGATCACGACGGACTCAGCCGCCTTGTATTCTTCGGAGTCCATATCGCCAAGCATTTCTTCGTAGGATTCCACAACAGAGGTCACGCCGCGCTGCTCCGGCCTGACGCGGGCAATGCCGTTGTCCGTGTCGAACATAAACGGCTTCGGTGCGGAAAGCGCCAGCGTTGTCTTGCCAAGGCCGGGCTGTCCGGAAATGATGCACATGAATTTCTTGTTGCTGAAATCGAGTTCAGCGGGTTTCTTGATTGCCATTTTATCCTTCCTCCTGTTTCATCTTTCCCACCAGCCACAGCGGCGGGAACAAATAACGATCTTCGTCCTCCGGCTCGTCCGGCTCGTACTCCGGCTCGTACTCCGGCTCTGGAATGCTCAAGTACAGGTTTTCGCCGTCATACGCCATTCCGGCTCACCTCCTGGCGGATCAGCGCTTCACAGAAGCTCTGCACCGTGGAATAGCCCAGCTTTTTCAGAAGCCTGTCCAACTTCTTAGCCTGCTCGTCCGTCAGCCGGAAATAATACCGGTTCACCTTCCGGCGCTTATCGCTGCGGTTCTTCGGCGCGTCCAGCGCCTTGATCGCCGCAGCTGCCTCCGGAACAAGCTGCACGCCGTATTTCTCCGGCGCTTCGCACTGAGAAAGCAGGCATTTGTTGAACTTCGGGTAGTCGGCCCGATGTACCGCGTCGACGCAGGCTTTCGCACCATGCCGGACGCGGGAATCCGTTAAACTTGACATATGTTCCTTTCTGCCCTATAATGAGGGCGACAATCGTTTTCCTTTCGGCCTCTGTCGCGTTGCCGCGCGGCAGGGGTCATTTCTTTATGCCAGACCATACAGCAGCGCTACGAGCGCGACGAAGCCAGTCACGACGCATTCATACGTCATTTCGGCCGTCCCGGCCATTGCGGCCAAGATCATCGCTGCGCCGCTGACCCAAAGGCACAGGCCCTTGACGATCCGCCGCGCCGCCTTGCGGGCCTCCAATTCTTCACGCAGCCGCTCCCGGCGCTCCTCGGTCGTTTCCTCCGGCTCATACCCGAGCCGTTCTGCAAGATTGGTTCTCATTCTGCGTCCTCCTTCGTATCCGGCAGCCGTTCTGCCGATTCTACCAGTGCCATAAGCCGTTTATAGTTCTCCATCCTTTCCCGGCGGCGTTTTGCGAGGTTTGCAGCCCGCTCCGCTATTTCCGCGGGCTGGTGTGCGGCCATTGCCTCAAACTCATTGGCCTCATTGTGGGTCGCGATCACAAGTAGCTCCAGCGTGTGCTTCAGCTCAAACCAATCGTCTCCGCTGAGAATCAGTTTCCGCATTCCGCTTATCCTCCTTCGTCTCCTGCATCCGCCTGACGAGACGCGCCAGACGGGCGTTTTGTGTCACGAGCTTCTGCGCGTCCAGATCCAGTCCCTTTCGCTTGAGTCCGTTAATGATCTGCGCTGCCTGGCACTCGCAGACCAGCACCGCCTCGATCAGATCATGCAGCTCCTGCGCATCCAGCGTCAGGGTGTAGGTCTTCACTTCCGCCATGCTGCATCCTCCTTCTGTTCCTGTTCCCGGCAGTTCTAACTTTCATTTGTTCCTCCTCATGCTCCGAGAAACCGCAAAAACGGCTCTCTCGGGATCTTCACTCTGTGCTTGCTTGTGCAGCAGACCGGGAAGCCCAGCTTTTCAGGCTGTTCCCTCGCCATCAAGCGAAGCCATTGCGGGGTACAGCCGAGCACCTGCGCCGCCTCGCTTGCGAGGATTGTTGGCTTTGACATTGCCCGGATATCATCCAGCGTCATTTTTCCTCCTTTCTCGGCTTTAATAACTCGTCCACTGTGCAGCCGTACAGATCTGCGATTTCGTGCAGGCGCGCTGTCTTCGGATATATCTGCCCGGTTTCCCACAGATAAACGGATGCGTCTGAAACCTTTAGCGCCTTGACTACCTGTTGAACGGTCAATCCAGCGGCAAGCCTCGCTTCCTTAAAACCCATGCCTTTACATACCTCCTGTCTGTGAATACTAAGTTTTTCTTGACAACTTAGTGAATTGTGTTATTATGAAAGTACCACCTATCATTATTAAACAATCCGATAAGCTGTCCGGGGCGGTGTTCTTTTCACGCCTCATAAGCCGAGGCATGAATCATGTGCAAGTCGTTCAGAGAAAGAATCAGGTTGTTTCTCAATCGGAATAAGCGCTACAAGTCCATAGAAGAAAACGGTCTAAATGTGCTTGTCGAAACCGAAGGCTCGAAAGCACGCACGGAGAAAAGGCGGTTTCTTATCAACATGTTTTTCACCGTCGTATCTGCCGTCGCCGCAGTCGCTGCCGCGATATTTGCCGCCCTTACTTACATCAACTCGTAACGGAAGGCAATGACCGCACGCGCAATGGAACGTCCCGAACTCGTCATATCCGCAGTCTGAACCAACAATCTGAAATCCCCATATATACTTGTCTTTCTTCACGCCATCACCTCACTTGTAAGTTCCGCCCTAACAAAAACTATTATAACTAAGTTTACTAAGAATGTCAACAAAAACTTAGTTATCATAGTATTGCATTTTGAACAATTATTTATTGACTAATATGGATACAATAGACAAAATCAATTATTACTTGACCAAGAGCAAAAAGACCGGCGCTGACTTGTGCGAATTTCTCGGTGTATCTAGTGGCGTTTATAGTCAGTGGAACACTAGGAGAACAAAGCCGAGAAAGAGCAAGCTACCGGCTATCGCAGAATATCTCGGTATATCCGTGGCAGACCTGCTGCCGGACGAGGAACTCGTTCCGCAGGAGGGCATAAAAAAAGACCCCATCCCGAAGGATGAGGCCGAAGATAGCGAAACCGCAGAACTCCGTGACATTTGGAGTTCTGCGGATGAAAATGAGCGCCGTGATTTGCTCAAAATGGCGCGTATGCTAAAGAGCCGGAGAAAGCAGAATGGATGATGCAAGCGACCTTCCGTTTTCGGAAATCGAGTTGAGCAAAGATGAAAGAAAAATGCTTAAAGCGTTGGCAGATAGCAGAATATTTGCGACGGATGATATTTTCCAGACCGCAAATAGGCTGAAACATTTTGGACTTGCAAATCTGCACCCAATCCCCAGCAAAGATGGTGTCCCTGTGTTATCGTTTGGCGCGTCCTGCGCAATTGAAATAGAAGAACGCGGGAAGGACTACTTGGCGTATATTGATCAGCGGAAGAAGTCCACAAAGGCTAGTCGAATCCATGATTTAGTGATTGCAGTAATCTCATTCCTGCTCGGGATGCTTACGTCTGAACATTTCTGGAATTTCCTGAACAAATGTCTGTCAGGATCCGAGGGCTAAAGTCGCTGCAAACTGCTTTAAGCTTTTTTTCGCAGACAAGCACGATGTCGCCGCCTGGGCTGGCCGCGCCGATCGCGTGTTCGCACATCCGGCACGCTTCTCCGCACTCATCTTTTGTAGAAATTTCAGTCCTGATTCTGCACAACTGCAGCATAATATTATCGTACTTTTCCTTGCTCAGAAACATTGTTTCGCTCCTTCCACATTCTAATTAGTTCTAGTTTTTCCTCTGATGTAAGTTCCATTAAATACTGAAAGCCAATATCAGCGGGCGCAATTTCTTCACCCTTATTATAGCACAGATCACCCTGAACACAAGTCATTTTTGCGTCCTCCTTCTCTAATCTTCCAAATTCCGACGTTTATTTTTGTGCAGCTTCTATGTTGCGGTGGCTGGTTCTAAGTGGTAATATGTAATTGTTTACAAACCATATAAGGAGTGCCGCATTGATGACTAAAAATGAATATATTGTGCAGTGCCCAAGATGCGGGGCAGAGTTCCCGGAACGGGAGAAGTTCTGCCCGCACTGTGACACGCCGAACCGGAAGATGATCTGCCGCTCTTGCGGAACGCAAATCAATGCAAGTGCCCGCGTCTGTCCGGAATGCGGCGCAAGAAACAAAAAGATGATTTCGGTTCAAAAAATCGCGATTCTTTCTGTTCCGTTCGCTGCCGTTGTGCTGGCAGTTGTCCTTATCGCATCAAAGCCCGCGAAGAAGCCAGCCGAGCCGATCAAGAGGCAGGAGCCGGATACAATCTCCGCATCGGAGTCGGCAAAGACGGAAGACGACGCACAGACCGAGGAAACGGCAACCACACCGATAACGGCTGAAAAAACATGGGGCAATAAGGTCAAGCTCACGATCCCAGCCGACTTTATCGGCGAAGATGCGACGCAGCAGGCATTGGACGAAAAGGTAAAGGAAACAGACGGGCTTCTGTCTATAGAGCTGAATCCTGACGGCTCCGCGACCTACGTTATGACGGCGGCACGGCACAAAGAGCTTATGCAGGAGCTGGCGCAGAACATTGACGCCCAGCTTGCGGACATGGCCGGTTCCTCTGACTACCCAAACGTCATTTCCGCCGAAGCGTCCAGCGATTACACGTCCTTTACTGTAACGCTTTCTACTGATGTGGTTGGGCTTCAGGACTCACTCCTTACACTGGCATTTTATATGTACGGCGGTATGTACAACGCATTCAACGGAACTCCGGCCGACAACGTGCGTGTGCAGTTTGTAGACCAGGCCGGAAATGTGCTGGAGGAAGCGAACTCGAGGGACGCACAATAAATTCAGTGCAGGATTCTCGGTTCCCGCCGATCGTCCTGTTCCCGGCCTACGTCCGCGACGCAGGAAAACAGGAGCGGAATGCCCCTGATGTAGTCCACGCTGACGCTATGCACGTCTGTCAGCTTCGCACCGTCGACCGTCACGTCGACCCGCCCATTGTTTACCCGGATATTGATGCACTCCATATTTTTTCCTCCTGACATTTATTATAGAACGATTGTTCTAAAAATCAACATGGCATTATAAACAAACAGACCGCGTTATTTTTGGGAATCAGGAACCAGATGGTGTACAGGTTATGGGACTGATGATTTGATATAATATTTGGTTTGACCGGCCCCATCGTATCTGGAACATACGGTGGGGCCATTTCAGCAGATGCCGAATTCAGGAACTATCTGCTACGTTTTCATTGTACCAGATAATGTTTGTAAGAAAAGGGCGAATCCTGCGTTCTTGTCACATGTTTTGCATTTTTATATGGAAAATGTAAGAAATAAAACTGAAACTTACGAATGGAGGCGTAATCATGTCCGCAATACAGGATCTCGCTCCGTTTATCGGCGCGTATCAGGGGAAGATCAGAAGGGCAAAAGATGCAAGCGGGATGACGTTGGAGGAGCTGTCGAACGAGTCCGGCGTTTCCTTCTCTGCCGTGAGCCGATTATACGCTGGAACACAAGCGGATCCACGGCTTTACAACTCGGCTGCGCTATGCAAAACGCTCGGGTTGTCGCTCGACGAGCTGTTCGGCCTTGAAAATCGCGTCGGAAGCCCGGAAAAGCTGACCAAGCAGATCCATCACGTCGAGCTTGAAAACGCCAAGCTGGAGGCAGCAACAGCCCTACAGAGCGCGCAGATAAGGTCTACACATACAATGTGTTACATTCTCGCCCTATTTTGTTTGCTGCTCTCCTTTACCCTGATTGCCTGCCTTGTAACGGATGCGCAGATTCGGAACGCAGGCCTCATTCGCGATGGAGATTTGACCGTAACCGCATGGGCGTGTATCGCCCTGATCGTAGGTTCAGTTCTGGCTTCTGCAATTACTTTCTACGCGATCCGAAAAGAACGTGGAGGGAAACATGGAGTGCATCAAGTGTAAAAAAGAAATTCCAGACGGCGCGCCCTACTGTTGCTGGTGCGGGAAAAAACAGGAAGCGCGGCGAAACCGGACACGCGGGAACGGGCAAGGAAGCGCTTACCAGCGAGGGAAAACGTGGACTGCCCGGTGGACTGAAAAGACGTACCTTGACGAAAACGGCAAACTCCATCAAAAGATGAAGACAAAGGGAGGCTTTACGTCAAAGCGTGCCGCGCTCCAATATGCAGCAAACCCTCCGAAGGAAGAGCAGCGAATCCCCACTCTCAGAGAATACTACAAAACATATCTGCGTGGGGATTATCTGTCCTTATCGGCTGATCGTCAGGGAGCGGCGGAAAAGGCTTTCGAGCGCATGAGAGAAATCGCCGACCGTGAGATAGACGCGCTTACCATCGCGCAGATACAGGATGTTATCGACCGCAACGCCAGCACCTATTACACACGGAAAGATATGAAAACCGTCCTTTCCCACTGTTATAACCTCGCAATCGCAGAAAAGCAGACAACCGTGAATCTTGCAAAGTACATAAAGCTTCCGGAATTGGAAGAGAAGTCGCCGGAGCCGTTTACCGACGCCGACGTAAAAAAGCTATGGGAAGCGTATGCAAAAGACCACTTCGTTGGGTTTATTTTAACGATGATTTATACCGGCATGATGCCCGGTGAGCTTCTGAAACTCAAGAAAGATATGATTGACTTTGAAAAGAATGAGATCGTCCGAGGCGGCATAAAGACAAAGAAGCGGAAGGAAACGCCTATGGTCTTCCCGGATTTCGTTGCGCCGGTGCTGCATGAACTATGCGAAGAAAGCAAATCGCGCGTCGGAAATATCTGCTGCATAAACAAAGATAATTTTTACAAGAGATATTATGAGTGTTTGGAGCTTGCCGGAGTGCAAAAGCTACCACCTTACTCATGCCGCCATACAACCGCTACAGCCCTCGCGATGAAAAACATCGACCCGTTTACGATCAAGGAAATCATGCGCCACACGAAGATAACGACTACCCAACGGTACGTACACCCGGACATGAAAGGCATGGTCGATGCCGTAAATCAGTTGCAAAACGACTCGACAGAGTGAATTATGTATGCTACAAAATATGTTACAAACGCCAATTTCCCCAGTGTTTTCAATGGGTTTTTCTCCCCTGCTAAGGGAGTAGGCGTCTAAAAAGCGCGCGAGAGTTCAAATCTCTCCTTCCGCGCCAA